TTTCGGATCGTACTGGACCGTTAAAAGTTGTGTTTGCCATAATTATATCCTCCTAGTTTTTGAATACTGTCTCTAGGCCGTCGACTATACGCGTCAGTATTCTAATTAATAATTGTATAGTAATAAAATTATATATGATTTTTGTATGAAGTGCAAGGGATCCCTCTAGAAATGCTGAATTCCAGAAATGTGACTTTTATTTAAGTAGCCACAGAAACTTGTGGGGCAGAGCTAAATATTGCATTTTCTCTATCTGCAATCTTAGATTCCTCGAGTTTGATCTCAGTGATAACTTCTTTAATCTTTTTATCAATTTCGACCATATCCAGAGTATATTTACCGTTTTGCTCATACTCCAGCTGCCACCTCAACTCCAAGGACCTTTTTTGTTTGTACAGGTCTTGTACCATCTATAACCTCCTCAT